GGACTTTGGTTGGGCGGGGACGAAGGTCTTTATGACATAGCACGCCGTGCCTTGGATTATGATCACCTCTGCGAGATGTTAACATGCATAGGATCAGAAACAACTGGCGACGGTGTACGATGGGACGATCCGAAAGTTAACGCAGTAGAAATTGACGAGATGCTGCAGGAGGATTTTTAAATGAGCAGCAATTCATTCCCACATCATGACAATTATAGCACAGTAGGATCACCCGCTGTGCTATGGGTCCTTACCCGCATTGTGCCAATTATCAAACTGTCTATTACAGCAAGCAAAGGTATATTTCATGCTTTATAATTTAGTCATAGCATACAACACACTTTATGAAACGACTCGAACTAATCATGGGCAGAAACATTCCAAACGCAGGAAAGGTTTCAGACAATATGATAAACGACTTCATCAAGTCCGAGATCATACCAAACTTTGAGTATGGTACATTTATAGATGGCGAGGGGTTATGGAAAGGCGAGTTTGAAAACACTAAGATTTTCTACATCGAGGTTCCTGATTCTGAAGCGATTGCTACATCAGTTTTATTAAAGCACATTGCCGACAAATACCGCAAGGCATTTAGACAAGAGAGTGTGCTAGTTTCAGAGGTGTCTACTCAGACTACATTTGTCTGAGTATTCATGCTATCATTCTATTAAGTAAACAAATCAGACTTATGCCAAATCATTGCTTCAACCGAGTTTCCTTTTACTCAGATAATGAAAAGGACATAGCAGAACTACATGAAATTTTTGAATCAGGTACTAACCCATACGTGGATAAGACAGTATTTGGTCAGATCATACCCGAACCAAACTGGGCAGAGATCCCACTCTCAGAGAATGATACGAAAGAATATTCATTCTCCAAACCACGTGGTGAGGTTGGTGAGTTGCCTAAACTCACTAAGCACGAAATAATGGGCGAGGGTTTACGCTTCGAGTCAACTGGAGTGCAGGACGACAGATGGTATAACTGGCGAGTCCATAACTGGGGTACGAAGTGGGATTGTTACGACCTAAGCATTGACGAGTGCGACTTGCCAAATGGTTTTGAAGCGTCGTTTAACACAGCATGGTCACCACCAGAGGAAATATGCAACGCAATTAGAGAAAAGTTTGAGAACATTTCTATAAGTTGGTTCTATGACGAACCAGGAATGGAGGTTGCTGGTTATCTGTAGACAATTTACAAACTGTCCACTACCTATTGCAAAATCAAATGTAGTGGACTATTATTATAATATACAAACGAATCAGAATTATGTCAACTCTACATCACGAATCAATCTTCGAGACAATCTTAGACGAAGTATGCGAAGAATTTGGAATCGAGTACGATCCAATGGGTGATCCAGATGTTAACCACGTTATAGACGAAATGGTTATGGAAAGATTTCTAAGCATGGGAGGGTAATATATGGGCATTGTTAAGGCATGGGTGAGCAACGCAGATGTGGAAGCATTACCACAATTAAACTGGTCTTAGTCTCTTTAAGTCGAACCTCTTAACAAGTAAGTCCCAATACCATTGGTTGACCACCAATCAGTGCACTGACCTGTAACTCAGATAGGCATGGAATTTGCTAGGGGAGATCGGTCAATCTCCTCGCAACTCACAACACAAAACCAAGTGGCAAGGCGATTCGTTAGAATTTAATCTCAATCTGCCAAATTGAGTTGCCACTCCTTTGATTGGTACAAAACCAGAAAATGATGCGATTTCAGCTGAGAGTGTGCCAATCTTTAAACTGTCCATTTAATAGTTGACTTCTCTACATGATCGACTATTATATTAATAGATCAGAAAACTTTTATGTTCGACAACCAACTCAAACCAATGTATCAGGGCAGAGTATTAATGAACGACTCAGCAATGAATGACCCTGTTATTATCGCAGTGCTTGACGAAATGGCACTAAGAAATTTCAAAGACAGACCTAGACCTAATGCGGGTACTTGGTACATATCGGATAGAGACTAATGACAAATCTTGAATTTGATGCTCAAACAGTTATGGAGCAAATACACATGGCAGAGTCAAGGCATATGCAGATGGGTGCTTTATGCTCCTATCTGCTCCAATATCCAGACATGACCATTAGAGATTTCTTTGGCATGGCAGCTGCAGAGATACATGAAGAAGAGGAAGAGTTGGGGTACTACGATTAATGGCATACTGTGACAAATGCGGTAATTTTGACAGATCCCACGTCGAGGATTGGGATCTGAAATTACATACCAACGAGATCAATTACCAACCCGACCTCTACTATTACTGGGACGCACCCATAGAAGAGGATTACGATTGGCGGGACGCATTCCCGCACGTTGATTGCATGTGTGAAATATGTTTCGACATTGCCAACGAAGAAAAGAAAATCAAATGGCAGCTGCCACGATGCCAAACGCATCTGTGACAATTATCAAAGTGTCCACTAGGGGGTTGCAATACACTCCCTAGGGACTATACTTGTAATATAAATCAGAAACAAACATCATGGGCAAAGGCAGAATCGAACTCAACACAGCGGGCGGTCTCTACATACAGTTCGCAACTGAGCAACACTTCGAGAGAGCAACAGGCACAGGCAAAATCAAGATCGGTCTTTCTTACTCATGTGAGCATGGCACTAAGGAGAGAGCAAAAGAGCATAGCACATCATGTGCAGACACCATTACTAACATTGCATTATGGGCAGTTGATGAGGGAACAGACATTCCAACACCTGAAGGAACTAAAGGCGGTGTTTTTGAAATGGAGCAATACCTACACAGCGTGTGCAAGATGTATGGTTGGGAACAAATCGGATCAGGCAAAGAGTGGTTCGCTGTACCAATGGCAGTAATCGAAATGATTAACAACATCACAGCAGGAGTTGGATTTGATTACACAGCATGCCCAGAGATAGCACGTTGCATGTACTATGCACCTAAGTTTGAGGATATGCCAAGCATGAAAGAAGACCGCAGAAGAACATGGTGTAAGAAGAAGAGAGACAGAAAGATCAGTACATGCGACAGATCACCAATGCAGAAGACAAGAGACGCAGAAGAGAAGAGAACATACCGCAGAGACTACATGCTAGACAGAGGACAGATCAGCTGATCCTCTGTTAACATTCCGTAACAAAGCATTGACATCACTAGGGAAAGGCACTATAATTAGGGTATAAATCAGTTATTTAATTATTATGTTTAATTCATACGTTATCGAAGTTCCAAACACAAACATCAGAGAAGAGAGAACATCTCTCGATGAGTGTTGGGATATATGCTACGACCTAGCACAAGAATATGGTCTAGCAGAGGTCGTGTTCTACGCCCTCAACGGAAACAGAGTAGTGCAGGGGTCTTACACAGACGCTGACTAACTCACAGTCTCCCGCCCCTCGACAGTTAGTCGGGGGTTTTTTAATGGGGGGTTGGTTGCCGAGCAAAATTAGAAAACGCTAACCTACAAAAGTATCCACTTGACCGAGAAATAAATATTAATAGGAAAATGAAAAACCAAAAACAAAAAATTCAAAAAAATTTTCCTGGTAAAAAAACATGAAAAAAGTCGCACACCAATTCTTTGAAGATGACGGACTAGATTACGAAGATATGCTAAGTAACTTCGATGACTTCTGTGATCAGTTCGAGAAGAGGGCATCTGAATCATATAATGGAGGTGATCCCAACAATGGAAGAGTTATCAAAGAAATTGAACGAGTTGGAGGAGACACTCCTATGGCAGTCCGAGAAATTAAACACCCTAGAGAGGACTTTGGAGAGACTGGCGAATCCGTCATTGATGTACAAGCGACCAACGAGTGATGATTACGAGACTGTCGCTCAGACACTCGACTATCTTCACAATAATGTCGAAGGTATCAAAAAAGATCTAATAAACGTAGCAAGGGCAGTTTAATGTCACATTACACAGTAGGTTATCACGACCAACAAAGACATCACTTTGAAATCTGCGAGTATGCAGATAACACATTTGATGCAATTCAACATGCTAAGGAAGATGTTCCTTTTCTGAAAAATCATCCTCAGTATATTGATGAAGTACTATTAGAAAAAACATGACTATCAAAGCACCAAACAAATTACCTTATGATGAATGGTTTGATGAAAATCCTCTGAAAGATTCAAAATATATCGACACACCATCGTATGCATCTTGCGATATATCAGTACATCAACAGATGTATGACTTCTGCACTAGGATGCTGAGTAAGATAGGAGGATCAGAAAATTATATTTGATGAACAACTACTACCTGTGGTAGGTGGTGTGGTGAAGATGCAGGATAACGTTTATCCTGAGGAAGAGTTTATTAAAATACAATCTAAAATCATGGGAAGTCAGTTTCCATGGTATCTACAAGAATCTGGAGTATCTGTTAAAAAATCTTTAGGTGGAAGTGGATTCCAGTTCACACATCAGTTACGTAGCGTAGATGGTGGCGTAAGTCCTTATAATGATTTGTTTAGAGATCTCTATATACGTTTAGGTGTGAAGAGATTATTTCGTTCTAAATTAAATTTACTCTATAGAACTGATAAGATTCACGAGTTTCAACCTTTACATATTGATTTGAGTGATGACAATCCTCCATGGACTACTGTTATTTTTTATATTAATACAAATAATGGTTATACTTTATTTGAGGATGGTACAAAGGTTGAGAGTGTTGCAAATAGAATGGTAGAGTTTGAAGGACACACAGCACATACAGGATCTACACATACTATTGGAACTCCATGTCATGAGTATGATGAAGGTAGATTTAGAGTAGTATTAAATATTAATTTTTTAAGGTAATGTTAATAGACGTATCCAAAGAAGAACTCAAAGTAATTGTGCAACAGTTATGGAAGAGTCGCAAATCTGAAGCAAATATCAAAGAGGTATATGAGAAGATGGAAATCTATCTAAATATCTGTAACTGTCAGCAACAACAATAATGCCTAATTTAGCAGGAAGACAAACAGTAGATACAGCAAATACAGATGGTAACTGTATATACGGTGCAAAAGCATTAGGAGGTAATCCTACTAGATCTCCGAATGTTAAGTTTAATCAGCAATTTGTAGAAAGTTATGACACTACGAGTACATTAGATGATGTAACTGCAGTTAAGGTCAATCCTTTGATTCCTTTACCTTGTCAACCTGGTATTAGGAAGATTGTTCCTACTGTTAACACGACAGTGTTTATTAATGGAAAGTTACCCGCTGTTACAGGAGATCAGACATCAATAGGAGGAACTCCAAGACCCTTGACAGGACCGTTTCAGCATGCTAATATATTAATTGGAAGTAATTTGTAATTTATGGCAAAAGCAAAAGGTGGTTGGGGTGTTTCAGTTACGATTGAAGCAACTCCCAAGAAAACTAGACAGGGTACTGGGCAACATTCTAAGTATTCTGCGACTAGTCGAAATAAAGCGAAGAAGAGATATAGAGGACAAGGAAAGTGAAGAAGAACTATATTACGAAAGTGAGAAGTCAGTTTAAGTCTTCATACTATTACATTTTCTGGGGTGCTGCGACTGTTGCAGTAGTTGCAGGACAAATCTATGTTGGTTCTGGATACCGTGTCCTAGGTGACGAAGTTCAGAATCTTATAGAGGTGATTTCTGCTCCTAAACCTAGGACAGCACCAGCAGACATGTATTCTATGCCGATAATAAAATGAACTGTTGGCACTGCGGAACTGAGTTGATATGGGGCGGAGATAACTCCATGGATGAGTTGAATGATAACGAGGAGTCTGAGTATGACTTCTGGTCTAACTTCACCTGTCCAAAATGTCAAGCGTACGTTGAGGTATTTCATCATAAATGAATTTGATTTGTAATTTACCTTCTGAGAAGGTGTGGGTACGAAAAGAATACTTAACTGACCATCAAAGTGGATTTGGTGAGTTTGTCGAGGGCGTTTGGGTTGCTTGCAAGAGTATACCTGGTCGTGCTTTTTATTTTGAGACGTATTTACCTGAGTATGGTGCGTTGTATGATAAGTTGCCTATAAGTGCCTTTCTCCGAGCACCGAAAACGCCGACGCCCGATATGAGTCTAGAGAATCTGCAATTTTGGAATTGTATGGATTATGGGGTGATGGCAATTAATAAAGGTTTTATATCTTCTATGGATGCGGAGATACGGACAAGAGACCATGGTCTGATGAAAGGGCAATATATTTTTACTATTGATAACTACCATGCGAACCCTGATGTGATAGATAATAATGTAAGCGAAGTGCCACAAGAGCATAAGAGTCATAATTGTATCCAACTAGAGAATGGACAGTATGCATTGTATCCTAATAATAGGATGCGTCTGTATGACCTCTCTATCACTCCACAACATCCTAAGACACCAGACTTTAAGGTTTCCACCATAGAGTATCAGGTCGAGAATGGGACTGAGTGGGGGCGGTTAGGAGATACCGATGATTATTTCTGGGAAACACCTAAGGAGAAAACAAATGGTAATTAAAGTAGACAAATCTGAAGAATTTAAGAAAAGTGGTAAGAAACTCATCTCTGAGTACGATGCACAAGAGTGGTTAGATAAAATTGAGAAGAATGACGAAAGAGAATTGTTTGAGATGAAAAGAAAGAAGGAATTTCTTGACGAGTGCACTAAGTTCAGAAAAGATGGATAAATAAAAACAGCCAATGCTGTCTATAAATGCCATCATTCCAGACATTCAAAGATTTGAGCATTACGTTCAAAAAACATCCTGTTACTGACGATCTAGTACAGGTGAAGGATAAGTCTGCGATTGCACAGTCTATAACAAACTTGTTAATGACAAGAAAGGGTGAAAGACACTTCCAACCTACATTAGGTTCTGGTTTACAAAACATGTTGTTTGAACCATTAGATTATGGTTCTGCTGCAATGATAA